AGCCCATGCCTGCAGTTCTACACTCGCCTGCTTGAGATCATTCTTGTAGCACGCGTTGTAGCATCTTTGCCCATGATCTTGGACAATCTCTTGTACAGTCTTTTTGTTCTTAGTTCCTGACTGTCTTTTGTTCGGATCTTTGTCCGCGTGTTTGCCTGCTACTTCGTCAACGCACCATGCGAGAAACTTATTCCAACGAGTTCCTGCATTGGGAGTTTCAGATTTGATGCGATCTGCTTGTGATGCATCAACGGCGTCTACTTTCAACTCACCACGCGAGCCATTGATTGATACTGACACGCCTAAACTCTTTGACTCGTAGTGCGCTTTGTAAAATATAACCTTGGGCTGTAAGCGCACAGTCTTGTCATCGTAGAACTTACTGCCAAACGATTGCTTACACTCTGCAAAGAAGTTCTGACGCGCCGCGCTAACTGCATCACCAGCAACATCTTCTGCATTGTGCGCGTTGACTAACGCGTTAGCACTATCTGCCAACTTCTTGGCACGCGATGAACTCGCACTCGCATCAGTTACTTTGGACACGCGATGTGTGCGAGGACTCTTTGTTGCAACTTCTTTCTTGGCGGTTTTAGCCATTTGTAAATCTCCTGTTAACAAGTTGAATTAAACTCGGTTTAACTCGAATCGAATCGCGCCGAGCGAGGCAAGCAGAACCGCTTCCCTCATACCTAGTGAATTTCCGCCCCCAATCGCGCCTCAAGTTATTGCCACGCGCGACCCCACCCACACGGGGAGTCCGCTTTAGCGTTGTGTGTCGGGTCCCATCCCACTACACAGTAATCCGCACAAACAATCACAAATTTTTGACGTTCTAATAAGTTAGTATGCACTAACCACACCCTCTGCCTCCGCAGACCCACCCCCTTAATTTTGTTTACCTCCCCTACCCCCGGGGGGTATATAATTTTTATGTGGGGGGCGCCCTTTTTGACGATGGGGTTTTCAAAGTCCCCCACACTTGACTTTTTGACACTTTAGGGGTTACAGTCCGCCAATGTTAATTTTGACACCTGACCTCGAAATCCCTCTGATCGATGACAAAGATCAGGACTTCAACAAATTGACACTCCGGGAGCGTGCCGAAGTTGCGTGCAGAACACTTGATATCCTCACGGCGGCTGGAGCCGACTTCACAGGAGAAGAGCCGCAAGACATGGCGGTAGCACGCGATGTGATTCGGGGCAATGAGACGCTGACAGCGAAGACAATAAAACAAAACCCTGGTGCGTTAGAACACGTACGCCGTCTTTTAACTGACTATGAAAATCAGGTTGTCGTTGAAGCGGCACAACTACGTAACTACGTTACCAATAAACTTATTATTGAATCAGACGACAACGACCCACGCATCAGAATCAAAGCCCTTGAACTGTTAGGCAAGATTAGTGATGTTGGTCTGTTCACAGAAAAGTCTGAAGTTACATATAAGAATAAGACCGACGAAGAACTTGATAAGACGCTTGAGTCGAAGATTCAAGAGATTCTTAATCGCAATACGATTGACCTAGCCCCGGAGGAAGTCTTTGGAGACCCCAAGGAACGAAGCCCATTCATTGAAAAGTTTGAACCTAAAAAACCTGAGCAATCTGAGCAGGATTGAGAAGGAACAACTTTTAGAAGCGCTTCTGGAAAAGGAGCGTAGGAAAACTGTTGTCAATTGCAAAGCAGACTTTCTTGAGTATGTTAAGCAGATGTGGCCTGGGTTTATTTCTGGTAGGCACCACCGCATCATGGCAGATGCATTTAATAAGGTTATGCGTGGGGAACTTAAGCGCGTAATTATTAATATGCCGCCACGGCACACCAAGTCTGAGTTTGCGTCTTATTTGTTTCCGTCTTGGTTCTTAGGCAACCTACCGCATAAGAAGGTAATTCAAACTAGCCATACGGCAGAACTTGCTACTGGGTTTGGTCGTAAGGTGCGTAACCTTGTTGATAGCGACAAGTACAAAGAAATATTTGATGAAGTACAACTGCAGGCAGATAGTAAGGCTGCAGGCCGCTGGAATACGAACTACGGCGGGGAATACTTTGCTATTGGTGTGGGCGGTGCTGTTACCGGTAAGGGCGCAGACATTCTGATTATTGATGACCCACATAGTGAACAAGAGGCTGTACAGGCAGAGACGCATCCTGAGATCTACGATAAGACTTACGAGTGGTATACGTCAGGACCACGACAGCGTCTACAACCGGGTGGTTCGATTGTAATCGTGATGACACGGTGGAGTAAGAAAGATCTGACTGCTCAAGTATTAAAGTCATCACTGCAACGCAACGGTGAGACGTGGGAGGTAATTAACTTCCCGGCAATCATGCCAAGTGGCACGCCGCTGTGGCCTGAGTTCTGGCCGCTAGAAGAGTTAGAAGTATTGCGCGAACAACTGCCAGTTCACAAATGGCAAGCGCAGTATATGCAGGACCCCACAAGTGCAGAAGGTGCACTGATCAAAAAAGATTGGTGGCGTATGTGGCAGAAAGATTCAGCCCCGCCCTGTGAGTTCATCATTCAGTCTTGGGATACTGCGTACACAAAGAACACACGGTCAGACTTTAGTGCGTGCACAACATGGGGGGTGTTCTACCAAGAAGACGAGGACACCGGGTACAAGAAATCAAACATCATATTGCTCAACGCCGTAAAGGAGCGCATGGAGTTTCCTGAACTGAAACAAAAAGCGTTGGAGCAGTATCAGTATTGGAAACCCGATGCGTGCATCATCGAGGCTAAAGCGGCTGGTGCCCCGCTTGTGTTTGAACTTCGTAAGATGGGGGTTCTTGTGTCTGAGTACACACCCTCACGCGGCAATGACAAGATTGCCCGGGTAAATGCCATTGCGGATCTGTTTGCCTCTGGGGTGGTCTGGGCGCCCGAGACACGGTGGGCAGAAGAGGTAATTGAGGAGTTTGCTGCGTTCCCTTCTGGCGAGCATGACGACTTGGTGGACTCCAGCACCCAGGCGCTTATAAGATTTAGACAGGGTGGGTTTATACCTATAGACAGTGACGAGGCAGATACTCCGCTAGATATTAGACCGAGGAGTTATTACTGATGGGGCAATGGAGAAAGCGCCGTTGGGTGCAGATTACTGGGGTGCTGATAAGAGATCCGTTTGACCCCCGTCCCCTGTACGTACGACTTAAAGAGTACGCTATGTGGCGTTGGTACAGCGCTGTACGAGCGATAAAAAACCCCGCACAATGGTGGAAGCGACGCAAACGCGTCCGCCAAATTAACCAGTATTTACTAGCCGAGGCCCGTAAATACGAACAAAACCGACAGGGAATTTAAAAATGGATATTGATAAGGCACTTTATGAGGCTCCAGCAGGTTTGGCTGCTCTAAATGACGCTCCAATTGAGGTTGAAATTGAAAACCCAGACTCCGTAAGCATCGATGTTGACGGAATTGAGGTTGAAATTGAGCCTCGCGGTAAAGAAAAGACCGGAATTAACGAGTTCACAGCCAATTTAGCGGAGCATTTGGAAGAATCAGCCATGCAAGAGTTGGCTGAGGAACTCATCGGGCACTTTGATGACGACAAACGGTCAAGAAAAGACTGGGAAAAGACCTACAAAATGGGTCTAGACCTGTTGGGACTCAAGATTGAGAACCGAACAGAGCCTTGGCCTGGGGCTTGCGGGGTATATCACCCCATATTGACTGAAGCCACAGTGCGTTTTCAGTCAGAAGCCATCATGGAAACATTCCCACCACGCGGTCCGGTCAAGGCAAAGATCCTTGGCAAGGAAGATATGCTGGCTGAGAAGGCTGCAGAGCGCGTAAAAGACTATATGAACTACGTGCTGACCGAGAAAATGGTCAATTACCGCAGCGAGCATGAGCGGATGCTGTGGTCACTACCTCTAACAGGCGCGGCGTTTAAGAAAGTTTATTACGACCCAACAATTAGGCGGCCTGAAGCCATATTTATTCCGGCTGAAGACTTTGTAGCGCCGTTTACAGCGTCTGACTTAGAGTCATGTGAGCGATTTACTCATGTGATGCGTAAAGTTAAGAACGAAATCCGCAAAATGCAGGTCTCGGGTTTTTATCGGGACGTAGAACTAGAGGATCCGCCAGATGTTGTAACGGATGATGTGAAAAAAGCAGAAGCAGACGCGCAAGGCATCGACATTATTAAGGATGATCGCTACACGCTGCTTGAGATGAACGTAAATTTGGATCTAGAAGACGATCCATACCGCGCTGAAGGTGAAATTGAGATCCCGTACATCGTTACGGTGGACTACAACAGCGGTCAGGTGCTATCTATTTATCGTAACTGGAATGAAGATGACGACACGTACAAACGGCGGATGCACTACGTCAAATACGATTACGTTCCTGGATTTGGTTTCTATGGTTATGGTCTTATCCACCTTATTGGTGGGCACGCCAAGTCTGCTACTTCTCTATTACGCCAACTTATTGACGCTGGAACACTTGCCAATCTTCCGGGCGGGTTAAAAACTCGTGGTATGCGTATTAAGGGCGATGAGACGCCTATCATGCCTGGTGAATTTAGAGACGTTGACGTACCAAGTGGCAAGATCCAAGAGAACATTACGTTCCTGCCTTACAAAGAACCAAGCCAAACGCTGCTGTCCTTGTTCGATAAGATTGTTGAGCAGGGTCGTGGTATGGCAGCAGTTGCTGATCTTAAGATTGGTGACGTAGATCAGAACACCCCAGTAGGCACTACGATGGCAGTCCTTGAGCGGATGCTCAAGATTATGTCTGCTGTGCAGGCACGTATGCACGCCACACTTAAGAAGGAGTTTGGACTTCTTAAAGCCATTATTGAGATAACTCCCCCTGCCGGTTACGAGTACAACGTTGATCCGGATCGCATGATTAAGGAGTCGGACTTTGATCGGGTGGACATTATCCCCGTATCAGACCCCAATGCGTCTACGTTCTCCCAACGGATACTGCAGTACCAAGCAGCGCTACAACTGTCCCAGCAAAGGCCGGAGTTATATGACCTGCCCGAATTGCATAGGGGCATGATTCGCCTGATTGGTTTTGAGAACGCCGACAAGATTGTGCCTAAGAAGGACGAGGTCCCATATAGAGACCCTGTTAGCGAGAATGCCATGGTTCTGCAAGGCAAACCCGTTAAGGCGTTCCCCGAGCAGGATCACGAGGCTCACCTCATGGTGCATACCAACGCCATGAAGGACCCCAAACTGCGTGCCTTGATAGGCCAGTCGCCAAATGCACAAGTTATTTCTGGTGCTATGGAGGCCCACATTGCAGAGCATTTAGGTTTTGCCTATCGCAATCAGATTCAGCAGTCCATGGGTATTGAGATACCGCCGCTTGGAGCGAAAATGGACCCAATTATGGAGAACCAACTGTCGCGTCTCATGGCGGATGCGTCTCAGAAAGTTCTTCAGCAAAGCCAAGCAGAAGTGGCTCAGAAAGAAGCCATGGCACAGGCACAAGATCCGCTTAACGAGATCCAACGTCAAGAACTGCAGATTAAGGCCGCAGAAGTTGACCGTAAGACAAAGAAAGATATGTCAGATGCCACACTTCGGTCAGCCGAGATTGCCATCAGGCAAGAAGAAGTACAAAACAAAAAGCAAGAGCAGGACAAAAAACTTGCTTCTGAGGAGACTATAGAAGGGTTTCGTGCAGCAATTAACTTAAGAAAGGGTCCATCACAACGTGGCTAAGTCACTAGAAGAATTATTCTTAGAAAAAGTTAGAGAGGAGTTTGATCGCTATCTGTACGAACTTTCTTCCGGTTCGCCCAACGATTACGCAGAATATCGTGAAAAAGTTGGGTATATCGCTGGACTTACTATGGCATCAAATATTTTTGAAGAGATCGCTAATAAAGCAAGAAAGGAAAACCTAAATGATTAAAGGAATTGGCGTTCCAAGTACAGAATTAACGCTTAAAAAAGTTAAAGAGGCAGAGGAGTCGCATAAATTACCTGAGCCTGTGGGCTGGAAAATATTGATTGCTATGCCGGTACTTGAGGAGAAAACAACCGGTAGCGGAATCATTCTTCCCAACCAAACCAAGAATGCTGAAGAAGTTGCAGCAAACATCGGCTTGGTTGTTGCCATGGGTCCTGACTGTTATACCGACAAAACCCGATATTCGTATCCTTGGTGTATGGAAGGTGATTGGGTGGTCATGCGGTCTTACTCGGGTTCCCGGTTCACGATTGGGGGGCACGAGTTCCGTCTAATTAATGAAGACACTGTAGAAGGCGTAATTGACGATCCATCAGGGTTTACCCGAGCATAAGGAGGATTTATGGCAACAAATAAGATGCGAACGCTAATAAATGGCGTGGAGCAAAACGAAGAGAGTCTTGGGGCAGATGGGCTGCCCGAAGAAACTCAGATTCTAAAAAAGGCCGAACCAGAGGAAAACTTTGAGTTTGTAGTGGAGGGGGAAGAACAGGCACCCCCACCCCGAAAGGCTCCCAAAGTCGAGGTTGCTGATACTGACGAGTTAAGCCAGTACAAGGCCAGTAAGGACGATGAGTACGAGCAACTCAAAAAGGAACTTGAGGAAGAGCGCTCCCACCGGCAACGGTTCCAAGAGGAGCAAGAAGAGGCGCTCCGGTACGCCCAAGCCGCTATGGAGGAAAACAAACGGCTTAAGACGGTGCTGGATCAAGGCGCCAATTTATACACTGATACTGTCAAATCTAAATTAGACACTGAGTTGGCTTCTGCCCAACGGGCTTATAAAGAAGCCTATGAGTCTGGGGATTCTGAGGGTATGGTGCAAGCCCAAATTAAGATGACCGAGATTGTTTCCGAAAGAAAAGAACTTTCTCGTAATCCCCCTTTACAACAGGCAGAAACTGCTGTATATAGTCAACCCATACAGCAGCAAGTTGCTTCAAGTCCGGCTGTACCTAAGACCGATCCAAAGGCGGAAGCCTGGTTCCAAAAGAACTCGGAGTGGTTTGGTAAAGACGATGAGATGACGGCAATTGCTTATGCTGTTGACAAAAAACTCATGCGAGAAGGCGTAGACCCTCGCACGGATGAATATTACAGACGGTTGGATGAGCGTATACGTCAAGTCTTTCCTGATAAGTTTGACAGCGTAGAACAACCTCAACAACGTACTGTAAAACAGCAATCCACTGTGGTTGCTCCGGCTTCTAGAAGTGTATCCCCAAAGACCGTGAGAATCCCGCCAGGAGGCGCGGCTGTCGCACGCAAATTGAATATACCTCTAGAGGAGTACGCAAGACAATGGGCTGCTATTAATGGAAGGAGTCAGTAATGGGTAATCAAAATCGTATGAGTCGTGAACTGGAATCTCGTGAGAACAATCTACATGATCAACCATGGGAACCCCCGTCATCGATACCAACTCCTGATCCACAAGACGGATATGCTTTTAGATGGGTCCGTACTATGGTGATGGGTCTAGATGATGCTCGAAATGTTTCGATGCGCCGTCGAGAAGGTTGGGAGCCTGTAAAGGCAGAAGATCATCCAGAACTGCTTCTTGATTTGGGCCTCGACGGGTCTGCCTCGAAGAATGGACTAGTTTTGTTTGGTGGCCTTATGTTGTGCAAGAATCTCGAAGAGAAAGTCGGAAAGCGTAATGGTTATTACGAAGGTATGGCTGATCAACAGATGAGATCCGTGGACAACAACTTTATGCGAGAGAATGATGCCCGTATGCCGCTCTTTAGTGAGAAGCGTGCGGAAGTCACTTTCGGACGTGGCAAATAACTTTTAAGGAGTTTTAAATGGCATATCCTACCCTTGCTGGACCTTACGGTCTGCGCCCGATCAATTTGGTCGGTGGTCAGGTGTACGCTGGTCAAACTCGCCAAATCCCGATTGCCTCTGGTTCCGCTACTGACATCTTCTATGGTGACGTAGTAGCCCTAACCACATCAGGTACTCTGGAGAAGACGACGACCACCGACACCGGCGTTGATATTGTTGGTGTATTTCTTGGCGTTACTTACGTCAATCCCACTACTAAACAGCCTACCTACGCTCAGTTTTATGACGGCCCAATTACGGGTACGACTACCTATGCGTATGTACAAGATGATCCTGATCAGTTGTATCAGGCTGCTGTTGTTTCGAGCGGAACGACTATTGGTGGCGTAACTCGCGCTGCTGTTGGTCAGAACGCCGAATTGGTCCAGAATAGTGGTTCTACCACTAATGGTGATTCAAGAGTCGCAGTTCTTGCAACAACTGGCACAGCCACTACGCTGCCTTTGCGTGTGATTGATGTTGTTCCTGAGACTGTTAACGCATCCGGTTCGTATACGGAAGTGATTGTCAAGTTTAATATTGGCGCTCACACCTATACTTCTGCTGATGCCGTAGCATAAGGAGCAACTAAATGGCTATCTCACGCGCACAACTTTTAAAAGAACTTCTCCCAGGGCTTAATGCTCTGTTTGGTATGGAGTATGGTCGCTATGGCGAAGAGCACAAAGAGATCTTTGTAACTGAGACCTCTGAGCGTTCTTTTGAAGAAGAGGTCAAATTATCTGGCTTCTCCGCCGCTCCAGTAAAGAACGAAGGTCAGGCTATTTCTTATGACAACGCGCAGGAAGCATTTTCTGCTCGTTACAGCCATGAGACAATTGCTCTGGGCTTCTCAATTACTGAAGAAGCAATTGAGGACAACCTGTATGACAGCCTATCGGCTCGTTATACCAAGGCTCTGGCCCGTGCTATGGCATATACCAAGCAAGTTAAGGCTGCAAACATCCTGAACAATGGTTTCAACTCTAACTACCCCGGTGGTGACGGCGTTGAACTGTTCTCGACTTCGCACCCGCTTGTTTCTGGCGGAACTAACTCCAACGAGCCTTCCACTCCTGCTGACCTGAATGAGACCTCCCTTGAGGCGGCCGTTATTCAGATCGCTGCTTGGACGGACGAGCGTGGCCTGCTGATCGCTGCAAAGCCACGTAAATTGGTTGTTCCTCCCGCACTGATGTTCGTTGCAACCCGCCTCTTGGAGACTGAACTCCGTGTTGGTACAAATGACAACGACATCAACGCTCTGAAGAACAATGGTTCTATCCCCGAGGGTTACTCTGTTAACCACTTCTTGACGGATACGAACGCATGGTTCCTGACGACGGATGTTCCCAACGGTCTGAAGCACTTCATCCGTACTCCAATGAGTACTTCTATGGATGGGGATTTTGACACCGGTAACGTACGTTATAAGGCTCGTGAGCGTTATTCGTTCGGTTGGTCTGATCCGCTCGGTATTTTTGGTTCACCGGGTGCATAAAACAAAAGGGGGGTTACAAGCCCCCCTTTTGGTATTAAACTATAGAGACTAGGATTTTTAGTTACAGGTACTGACCTAGCAGACTTAGTAGAGAACCTGTAACGAGTCGTGCTACTACACGGAGATAAATATGGCACTTTCAACTACCCAGAGTATCTGGCGTTCGGGCGGTGGGGATCAAACTCGCACCGCATACTGTGGTTCCGGCGTTATGGCTGCTCAGTTCTATATTGCTGATGCATCTGTTGCTACTGCTACCAATGTCAAAGTTTCATCAACTTCTGGCGCCCCTAACCTAATTCTTCCTGCAGGTGCAGTTGTACTGTCTGTAGAAATTAATGACGCAGGTACTGGATCTGTTGATCTTGGAACCCGTAATTACGTTAGCGGATCTGTTACTGGTGCGGCTATCGCAAATAACTTATCTGTTGCTGCTGTTGGTTCTGTTACCGCTGGCTTGACTCGCACTGCTATTTCTGCTCTGTCATACGTAACTGTAACTATTGACACTTCAGGTGCAGGTACTGTTGGTGGATACATCACATACTTTGTGGCAGATCCAACTCTTGGTCAGCAAAGCGCTTAATAGGAGGCTACGATGCCTACCATGCAATATGATGTATTAGCGACGAAACCGCTGACTAGTACAGGCAACTTTAAAGACCAAAACAATTTCGACATCAATCGGAATCGTATCAAAACCGTTTATGCAATAAATGGTGCGAGTGCTGGTTCTGTCGTTATTCGTGAAGGTGGGGCTAGTGGCAACATCGTGCTTACCGTAGAAACCGCTGCAAGCGGTACGGCTGGTTATACCATCATTCCTTTACCGGGTGAAGGTATTCTGGTTAAAACGGGCACGATGCACGGCACCGTTACTAATACAACCTCAATAACGCTTTTTTACGGATAATAAATGCAAAAAGAAAAGTCCTACAGCGTTGCAGGTCGCAAACTGATGCTTGGTTTGCCGACTTACGACTTTAAACTCTCTGCAAAACTTGCTATTTCAATGGCAAATTTTTGTGCGCTTGCTGGCCAACATGGGGTATCCATACAGATTAGCAACATTTCTGGGTGCTCTATTGTGGCTCGGGCGCGCAATTTGATTGCTGCTGATTTTATGGCAAGCGATTGCACGGATTTAATGTTTATTGATTCAGACATTAATTTCAATGCAAACGATTTGTTTAGGTTGCTGGCTTGGACTTCTGATCCTAAATGCGGTATTGCTGCCGGTATTCCGGTGGCCCGCAAAAAGGCTAAAACATTTATTTCCACACTATATAAAGACGAGAACGACGAACTCGTTATGAATGAAATGGGGCTTATCCGAGCAAATCAGGTGGCTACTGCATTTATGATGATTCGTCGTGATGTCTTTGAAACTTTGGATGCCAATCATCCTGAATGGGAATACCTAGATGACCGGATTGAGGCTGGGAAACTAAAAGCCTTTTTCCATTTTGATGTAATACCAGAAGGTTACGTTGGTGAAGATTACTTATTTTGCAACCGTGTCCGTGAATATGGCTATGAGATTTGGGTTGATCCCACGATCACACTAGGTCACATGGGTATGGAAGAATTTGTGGGCAACTTTGGAGAAGATTGGCTTTATCCAAAACTCAAAGCAGCCCCACCGAAAGAAAAGGCGGCTTAAATGGCTAAGACTCCTGCATGGCAACGCAAAGAAGGAAAGAACCCAAAAGGTGGGCTAAACGCTAAGGGTAGGGCATCTTATAACGCTGCCAATCCCGGTAAGCCCGGCTTGAAGGCTCCGCAGCCAGAAGGTGGCTCGCGCAAAAAATCGTTCTGTGCCCGCATGACGGGTATGAAAAAGAAGTTAACTAGCGCCAAAACCGCTAACGATCCAAACAGCCGTATCAATAAGAGCCTACGGGCGTGGAAGTGCTGACATGGAGCAGTTGATTTTGTTTTCTTGGTCTGGCGTATTGTCTGCCTTGGTAGGTGTGGCAGGGTTTGTTGCATGGGAAAAAAATAACAAATTAAATACGTTAGAAAAATTGTTAAACGATACTAAATTGGAGGTGACCCGTGAAAACGTCACTAAAGCAGAAATTGAAAAACTTGAGCGCTACATTGATGGGCGCTTTAACAAATTTGAAGAAAAAATTGACCGACTTATTGAAGCGAGGTAAATGATGGCTATTACAGATATTGCTAAAAATTTAGGAATTATCCCCCGAATGATGGCAAAAGCATATGAGGATAAAAAAGATACGATTTCTAGTTTGACCGGAGAAAATGAAGCGCTTAAATCACAAATAGAAGCGCAAAAAGAAAACCAGTCAAAAGGTATGAAGAAAGGCGGTAAAGTATCGTCCGCCTCCAAACGTGCTGATGGTTGCGCTCAACGGGGTAAGACCCGTGGGAAGATGGTCTAATGCCTGCTGTTAGTAAAAAGCAGGAGCGATTTATGCAAGCGGTGGCTAATAACCCAAAGTTTGCAAAAAAGGTGGGCGTACCAACGTCCGTAGGCAAAGAGTTTACTAAAAAGGAAGGTGGAGTCATGAAAGAGTCAAAGGCAATGATGAAGAAAGAAGTGTCCTTCATGAAGAAAAAAGGCGCTCCCAAGTCCATGCTTAAGCATGAGATGAAAGAGGCCGGTATGAAGAAAATGAAGTCGGGTGGTTTGGCTGCTGGTCACAAACAAGCCGATGGTGTTGCCAAAAAAGGCAAAACACGCGGTATGCAAGTCCGCATGATGGGCGGCGGGAAGTGCTAAATTGAGAGCGTGCCGGGGTATGGGTGCAGTAAACCCTAAAAAACTGCCAAAGGCTATGAAGCCAGCCAAAACTGTCAAGAAAAAAGACGGGGATTTGTCTGTTGCTATTTATTCCCAAGGCGGTCAGTCTCGTGTAAACGAGGCAGGTAACTACACCAAACCCGGTATGCGTAAGTCTATATTTGAGCGTATTAAAGCCGGTGGTAAAGGAGGTGCTCCTGGTCAATGGAGCGCCCGTAAGGCTCAAATGATGGCTCTCCAGTATAAAAAGGCTGGTGGTGGATACAAGGATTAGGTTTCCAATATACGACGCTAAAACTGACGGCAACGTATTTTATTGGATTTTAGAGGCATCAGAGGACTTTAGAAAAATTAGGCAACGGGAACGGTATGTCGAACTTGAAAAAGCCGCAACAAAGTCTGAAGGCTTGGACGCAACAAAAGTGGAGAACTAAAAGTGGCAAACCTTCTACGCAAGGACCGAAGGCTACAGGGGAAAGATACCTCCCAAGCAGCGCCATCAAAGCGCTCTCCCCGCAAGAGTACGCCGCGACCACTCGCGCCAAGCGAGCCGGTAAAGCCGCAGGAAAGCAGTTCGTCGCCCAGCCAAAGAACGTGGCTGCAAAAACTGCTCGGCATAGGAAAATAGCATGACAACTTCAGGCACATCAGAATTTAATCTCGAACTTCGGGACATAATAGAAGAAGCGTTTGAGAGGTGTGGTGCCGAACTACGGACTGGTTACGACCTTAAAACAGCACGTCGAAGCCTCAACCTATTGACGATTGAGTGGTCTAATCGAGGTATTAACCTGTGGACTATTGAAGAGGGTGCAATTACCCTGCAGACTGGGCAAGCAACCTATCCGCTTCCAGTTGATACGATTGATTTGCTAGAGCACGTAATACGTCAAAATGCTGGGAGTACGGCGACTCAATCTGATATAACAATTAGCCGTATTAGTGTTTCTACCTACGCGTCTATCCCTAATAAGACTTCTCAGGGGTTGCCAATTCAAATTTGGGTGAATCGACAATCGGGAACTACCGCCGCTACTTCTTTGACGTTAAATGGCGGTATTTCTTCGTCGGATACCACAATTACTTTATCTTCTACAGATGGTCTTTCGTCTACTGGGTATATACAAATAGGCACAGAAATTATCAATTACACAGGGAAAACCACTACTCAGTTACAAAATTGCATCCGTGGGCAGGCTGGAACTACTGCTGCAGCGCATCTAACGGGAGCATCGATATCTGTTCCTTATTTACCCAACGTCAATATTTGGCCTACCCCTAATTCACCCGGAACTCAGTACCAACTTGTATATTGGAGACTAAAGAGAATCCAGGATGCAGGTGATGGTGGAGTACGAACTCAAGACATACCCTTTAGACTGCTACCTTGCCTTGTGGCAGGGCTGGCATACCACTTATCAATGAAGATCCCCGGTGCGGAACAGCGGGCAGAAATACTAAAATTGGCATATGAGGAACAGTGGAATTTGGCTGCTGGCGAAGACCGTGAAAAGGCTTCCATCCGGTTTGTCCCACGAGAGTTCTTCATTGGTGGTGGTGGATACTAATGACTACGAAATTTACTCTTGGTCGCATTGCAATTGCGATGTGCGACAGATGTGGGTTTCAATTTAGACTACACGAACTTCGTACAGAAATTGTAAAGACCAAAAATGTTAACCTCAGAGTTTGCCCCGAATGCTGGGACCCGGACCAACCCCAGTTGTCGCTTGGTTTATACCCAATTGACGACCCCCAAGCCGTCAGAAATCCTAGACGTGACACGTCTTACTTGGCAAGCGGCGTTACTGGGTTGCAATTATTGGCTACAAACAGTACTTCTGTTGATGGTTTTGGTACACCCGCAGGGGGAAGTAGGCAAATCCAATGGGGGTGGAACCCAGTAGGTTTAGGAAATGATGGTGGTTTAACCCCCAATAACTTAGTTAGTAAGGGACAGACCGGAACAGTAACAATTCAGATCACTTAGGAGATAAAAATGAATGTAAAAAAAGCAGTACACAAACATGAAGCCAATATGCATCCTGGTACGCCAAAAACTAAATTGGCTAAGGGTGGTAAAACTAATGCAGACATGAAAAAATATGGGCGTAACATGGCTAAAATAATGAACCAACGCTCAAGTGGAAGGGGTCGATAATGAGCAGCGATAAATTTGAGTATTTTTCAGCGGATATTAAAGATCCGTGCGGTAAATATACACAGCCTAAAACCTATACCACAGATATGGGTGGAAAGGAAAATGTTGGGTATCCAAATGCGGTGCCTAATACTCAAACCCAAATGACTCGCGGCGGTAAGGCCCAAACTAAAGGTCGTGGGCATACCACTAAAATGGGGTAATTTGTGAACTACGCCACTCTGTTTGAGACGATTAAAGGATACGTCGAAAACGACTTCCCAAATACCTCGTGGACTGATTCTGCAGGTACGGGCACGGTTACTTTTACGAGTACCGAACAGATCAACACGTTTATTCAAGAGGCTGAACAACGTGTATTTAACTCTGTCCAAATTCCTGACTTACGAAAGAACGTGACCGGTAACTGTACGATTAATAACAAGTACCTTTCCGTTCCGTCAGACTGGTTGGCTAATTTTTCTTTGGCGGTTATCGATGCAAATGGTGTCCAAGATTTTTTACTAAACAAAGACGTTGAGTTTATTAGATCTTGTTATCCTAACCCCACAGATACTGGTGCGCCAAAATATTATGCAATTTTTGACCAAAACTCGTACATTCTTGGGCCGACTCCAGATGCTTCGTACAATATGGAACTCCACTATTTCTATTATCCGCAGTCTATTGTTACTGCTGGTACATCTTGGTTGGGGGATAAGTTTGATTCTGTATTGCTTTATGGTTCTTTGCTGGAAGCGTATACGTACATGAAGGGTGAAAAAGACGTAATTATGGAATACCAAAAACGCTATGATGAAGCCTTAGCAATGCTTAAACAACTTGGCGAAGGCAAGAACCGTCAAGATATGTATCGCACCCAACAAGCGAGGTATCCAGTCAGATGAGCAGCATGAGCGAAGTAGCCTTCCTTTTAGGTGGCACAAACGTCAAAGTCCTTACGACTTCTGGTCGTGGGTTCACGCCTGAAGAAATGGCTGAACGGGCTTTGGATAAGATTATCTCTGTTGGCTCACAGACTCACCCCGCCATTCGGGATCAAGCCGAGGCGTTCAGGAATCAGATCCGGCAAGTTTTAGTGTATTACATGAAAGAAACCGTCAGAACACACCACGTGACTCTGGCAAACAAGTTCAGGAACGCTGGACATCCTGATTTAATTAAACTTTTAGATGAATAAAGGAGCCTAATATGGCGATCACCCAAGCAATGACAACCTCGTTTAAGGCACAACTTCTGTTGGCTGTACACGATTTCCGTCCCTCAGCGGACACAGGCGCAGACGTTTTTAAACTGGCTCTGTATACATCTGCTGCAACATTAGACGCTAACACGACTACTTATAGCGCTTCTAACGAGGCAAGTGGCTCTAACTATACGGCTGGTGGTCTAGCACTGACCAACACTGGGGTAACGGCAACCAACATTAATGCCAATACCGGTACAGGTTTCTGCGACTTTTCCGATCTGACCTTCCCGAACGTATCGGTGACGGCTCGTGGCGCTTTGATTTATAACACCACGCCTTCGGCAAACAGTAATGCAAACACGACTCTGACCAACGCATCTGTGGCGGTTCTGGACTTCGGTGCTGATAAGACATCTACGGATGGCGACTTCACCATCATTTTCCCGACCAACGATGCTTCTAACGCTATTATCCGTATTGCGTAACTATGTCATTCGTACTTGCTGATCGTGTCAAAGAGACAAGCACAAGCACCGGTGTAGGGGATATGACTCTAGCCGGTGCTGAGACTGGCTATCAATCTTTTGCTGTCATCGGTGATGGCAACTCAACCTATTACACAATCGCCCTTCAAGGCGGTAACGAGTGGGAAGTAGGTATTGGCACTTACGAAACGACAGGCCCGGATCTTCAGCGGGATATAGTGCTGTCTAACTCTTTGGGGACTACGGCAAAGATTAGTTTCTCAGCCGGAACCAAGGATGTCTTTGTAACCTACCCGTCTGAGCGGTCAGTGTTTGCTTTGGGTGGTGGGGTGACTGCTGATACTGGGTCTATCTACATTAATAAGACAACTGTTACTAAAGACACCACGCTAAACGATGGCGAGAATGGCATATCGGTAGGAACAATGACCGTAGGCTCAGGCGTAAATGTGACTATTGATACCGGGCAAAGGTGGTTGATTGTATGAGCAAAGTTCAAATCACAGGCAATGTTAGCGGGACAGGCACAATAACCCTAGAATCTCCTAATACAAATACAGACTCTACAATCATTTTCCCGTCTACTGGCGGGACAATGCTCACTACCACCACGACTGGTCTTAATGCTAACAACATTACGGTAGGGATTTTGGCTGTCGCTAACGGCGGTACTGGGAATGCATTTTTTGGAGTTAGTGGCCCTGCTACTTCAGTAAAGACATATACATTTCCCAACGAAAATATGTCGGTTGGGTTTAGGAATATCCCACCTGTAGGAACCAAGACCGGCTCCTATACTCTTGCGACAACAGATGTTGGTGAGTACGTTCAAGTGGGTTCTGGTGGATCAATTACGATTCCAGACGCTACATTTGCTGAGGGTGATGCAGTATCAATTTTTAATAACACATCAGGTAATGTCACGATTACCTGTTCAATTACCACCGCATATATTGCCGGGACAGATGCAGATAAAGCCAGTATGGTTTTAGCAACCAGAGGTTTAGCGACTGTATTATTTATTTCTTCCACCGTTTGTGTTGTCTCAGGAAACGTTTCGTGAGTGGAATTAACTTAATGCTTCTAGGAGCAAAGCAACCATTGTCATATATTGTGGCGACTGGCGGCACTATTACAACTTCTGGAAACTATAAGATTCATACCTTTACAGGGAATGGAACTTTTACGGTTACTGCTGTTGGAAGTGGTGGTGTTGACAGTGATAAAGTTGAATACGTCATTATTGCTGGTGGTGGCGCAGGTGGCTCTAGAGGCCCCGGTGGTGGTGGTGCCGGTGGTTATAGATCTTCGGTTGTTGGAGAAATGTCTGGTGGCGGAGCAAGCGCAGAATCAAGAGTTACCGTAACTGCTACGGCGTACTCAATAACAGTTGGTGGTGGTGGGTCATATACTGGAAGCGATTTAGGGGCTTCTGGAAGTTCTTCATCGGCATTTAGTATTTCATCAACTGGTGGCGGCGGAGGCGGAGGTGGTGATGGCGCTACTTTGCCATCATCTGGGGGAAGTGGAGGCGGCGGATCATATAACGACCCGGGAGCCTCGGGTACAGCAAACCAAGGTTACGCTGGTGGCTCAGGAACAGGCGGATCTAACTCTGGTGGTGGCGGTGGCGCTGGTAGCGTTGGTCAAAACAATAGGGCGGGGCTGGTAATGGTGGCTCTGGGGTATCGTCATCAATTACCGGATCATCTGTTGCAAGGGCTGGTGGAGGTGGTGGTTACAAATTTGGTACTGGACAGGCAGGCGGAGGAAATAACAATGACGTTACCGGAACATCTGCATCTGCAAACTCTGGTAGCGGCGGTGGCGGTAATGGTGGTTCAGGCGGGTCTGGAATAGTAATTGTTAGGTATAGGTATCAATAATGGCGCATTTTGCAAAAATTGATTCTGGTACAAATCAAGTCATAGAAGTCAACGTCGTGAACAATAGCGACGTTGGTGGTCTTCCTTTCCCTGATAGTGAATCAGTTGGTATTGTGTTTCTTGAGCCTTGGAATACACCCGGAACTTATTGGAAGCAAACCTCGTATAACGGAAACTTTAGAAAAAATTACGCCGGGGTAGGTTACACATATGATTTGGTTAGAGATGCGTTTATCCCACAAAAGCCATACCCATCATGGTCATTGAATGAAACTACGTGTAGATGGGAACCTCCTGTACCGTGCCCGATAGACGGCAAAAGTTATCAATGGGATGAAGCAACAACTACATGGATTGAGATACAACTATGACAGCCTCAGTTATTAACGCTACCGTAAATGGTATCAATGCCACTGGCGGAAACGTAGCCGAACTTGAACTTCAGGTTGCTGGCACGACGGCTCTTACCATTGACTCTAACGGTTTCATTTTTAATACCCCGCTTCCAGTGGTATCTGGAGGGACTGGGGCAAATACAGCGGCTGCGGGTTTAACAAATCTTGGTGGCGTATCAACAGGTAAATCAATTGCAATGGCAATTGTCTTCGGAGGATAGAGATGGCAAACCCAAATATTGTTAGCGTAACGGCGATCTACGGTAACACTTCGTCTATATTAATTACTGGCACCGCTGACCCGTTTGCTACGCCTCTAATTAGTAACGCCGCTTCAAGTGGCAAGGTCTATAAGATCAATTCGATAGTGGTTGCTAACGTAGACGGAACATCGGCGGCTGACATCACGATTAAGATATTTTCTCAGGCCGCTCTTGCTGGAACTGGAACAGCGCTTATCTCGACGGCTTCTGTACCTGCTGATTCCACGCTTGTTGTGATGGATAAAAGCACTGGTATCTACTTATTAGAAGATAAGTCAATTGGGGCTACGGCTAGTGCGGCTAATGACTTGGTAGTGACTTGCTCTTGGGAAGAGATTAACTAATGTCTAATCGTTGGTGCGGTGGCTTAATTAACAGAACCAGACCCACTACTACAGTTGGGTATGCTGGTGTTGCTAACGGTGTTTATACCAATACACAGGCAATGCAACAGATTTC